GTACGAAGCTACTCCGCCGCCACCGCCACCTACAACCATAAAATCGTAAGTTATACAAATAGGGCCGCGAGCTCCTCCAGCACCAAATCCTAAGACTTGATAACCAAAACCTTTGGCTCTTCTCTGTTGTATATTTGTTGTGTTCTTACCGGCAGTAAGCTTGTGCTTATCGTCTATTTCTCTCATAATTCACTTCCTTATGCGTCGTTAGCTGCATCAGTAGTGAAGAATAATTTAACACCAAGTACTCTTGCAACTCCAGTATAAGTATCTCCACCTGCGTCTGCATCTCTATATAATTGAAAGTACGTTTGTTGATCATCGGCAGGAGAACCAGCAATTGTAACTGCACTACTTTCAGCAGTTACTTGTTGGTCTTCAACTGTTCCGATTCCTGCGTCTGTAACAGTAATAGCTGTTCCAAAAGCAACATCAATAGTATCGTCATCTCCAATTGCTACACCTTGTAAACCAAAAATACAGTTTCCTGTATTTGTAGTACTTGGAGTCCAAAAAACTTGGTAAGTAATTGTTCCTAAATTCCATGATTTAGGCATTGCCACTGAAAATTGTGCGAAGTCATCTGCAGAATCTGCAAAATCCATAACTTTCATATCTGGTCTTAATGCTGTTGTTTCAACTTGATTAGCTGTTGCTGGGTTAGTTGTTGTTGGATACATAGCTGTTGCTGGTACCCACATAGTTTCTTTTCCTGCAATTTTAATTGCTGCTGTTGCTGATTTAAGTACTCCAGATCCTTTGGGATTTAAATTTATATCAACGTTTGTTTCACCCGTTGCAGATAACGTTGGACCATTTCCAGTTGCTGCATTAGCTAAAGTAAATTCATTAACTGCTGAACCTGTAGCTGTAAGTAAAACTAATTCGTTTCCGCTAGTATCTAAAATTGAAGTTCCAATTTTAGGACTAGTTAAAGTTTTGTTTGTTAAAGTCTGTGTTCCTGTAAGAGTTACGTCTCCAGATCCAAAACCCATATCATAAACACCTGTATTAGTTGCTACACCATCTACATAAATAATTTTCCAAGATTTGTCTGATGCTGCCCAAGTAACTGTTGCACCTGAACCAGATGCTGCTTTTAATTGTACTGTTGGAGTACCCGCACCATCTGAAGTAGCATTGTATATAAAATAAAATGTCTCAGTAAGAAGAGGGACTGTTACAATTTGGTTTCCAGTTATAGATCCTGTTAATTTAATAACTCTTTGTTGAGCTGTACCTGTTAAAGCACCATTGTCGATATCTAATGCTGTAGTTTGGGCACCACCTGCAATAGATACTTCTAAATATCCACCAGTTAATTGTTCAATAAGTTGTAAATTTGCGTTTGTTTTATCACCCCATGTACCGGCATTTTCTCCGGTTGCCATTAATTCTAGGCCGAGATCAGTATAAGTTGATGCCATAATTTTTTTCTCCTATGCTACTTTAAGCTACATCTGTATAAGATGTATTTCCTGTTATGTCAATATCATTATAACTTGTATTTCCAGTAATATCAATATCAAAATAACCTAATGGAGATACACTTCCTACTGCTGTTGTGGCTTCTAGACCAGTTAATCCCATAACATCTGCAGGTGTTATTGTACCTACTCCAGACGTTAAAGTTGCTGGTGCTGTTAAAGGAACACCTATACCAACTATAATTGAACCAACACTAGTTGTAGCTCCAACACCATCAACGTCAATTAGTTCGACGGATGCAACGGTTATTTCTCCTACACCAGTCGTTCCTACTCCTGCACTGCTTATACCAACAACGTCTGCTGGAGTTATTGCTCCTACCGCTGTTGTTGCAACTAAAGAAGCTAAACCTTGAACATGATCTGAACCATTGTTAATATTTAATTGACCAATAGCAGAAGTTAAACCAAGACCTTGAATTTGTTCTGGTATATCGAATTGAACAATTGTAGATACAGTTGCTGATAAACCAGTTAAACCTACTGCATCAGCAGGGTTAAGAGTAAACATACCCCAACCATTATTGCCGTAGCTTATTTCTCCCCAACCGCCATTACTTATTGATGCAGCAAGACCATCAGGAGCTGTTAGTTCTAAAGTTAATCCCGATTCACCCCAGTTTTCAGCTCCCCAAGTATCACCACCCCATCCTTGTTCAGGAAAAGCTGTGATTGCACCAACAGCAGAAGTTACTGCAAGTCCTGTTAAATTTACTACTGGGTTATTACTTTCTCCCCAAGGCTCTTCACCGTATTCAGCTCTACCCCAACCTTGATCTGCTGCACCTACAGCCTGTCCGACAGATGCTGTTAATGATAAACCTGTTAATGTTGCAGTGTTATCATTAAGTTCTCCCCATTCATTATATCCCCATGTTTGATAACCCCAACCTTTATTAGCTTGGGCTAAAATTTCACCTACTGAAGAAGTTAAAGATAAACCTGTTGGTATTATATCAACAGCATTCTCTCCCCAGTTTTCCATTCCCCAAGTATCAGAACCCCAACCCAATTCAGGGAAGGCTGAAAGTTGACCTATTGATGAAGTTAAACTAGAAGGTGCTGTTAAACTAATATTGACAGCATCTTGACTTCCCCATGAATTTTGACTCCATT